GGTTAGACTTCTCACACCTCTTCATTTTTTTATATTCTTTTATAATTTTATCAATTTCTCTCTGAGAGACTTTAACTTTCAATTCTTTATCATCATCAGAAGAAACAAATCCGAATCCTGTCTTCTTTGTTTCTTCTACAGATTCAACATAATCATTTATGTTTTCTTGAATTTCGTCTCGGATCAGAGAGTCGATTTGTTCTCTAAGATCTTCCTCGTTCATTTTCTTTTCTTTTCTTTCTTTGGTTTTTGTCCCCAAAGTTTAGGGTTAACTGTTCCGTATCCAAAATCAATTCTTTGAACAGAACCTTTTCCATATCGATCATAATACATATCAAACATCTTTGATACTTTACCACAACGGGTAAGATCGACGCATTGCTTTTCGTCAACGATATACCAGATTAATCTGGCATCTGTCGGAAATGTCTTATCGTTTGCTACTTCTATAGTTGTTTTTTCTAAAAGAATTTGGCACTCATAATCAGATGGATTGATTTGGTTTTCCTCTGATCCATACTCTGCCATTTCTTTTTCCTGTTGTTCTACAGCAACTGTCATGAGCGGCCACCCCACTGGATATCTGAATATGCTTCCGCAACCACATCATATGTTAATTTATATTTAGTTTGTAAGCACTTATCTTTCACCAGACAGAGGATCTTTGCCTCTTCAGGATGAAGACCCTCAAGCATCTGAATGAACATTGTCTCCCTGCGGAGAGATGATAGTCCATCATTTCCACCCTTCACAAAGTTATAAAGGTGTCGGTATTCACGACGTAGTGAAGTATGGTCAGTCCCAACAGGAACTTCATTTGGATTATATGGAACTTCTCCAGGAGGAATCATAGAGACAACAGTGTCATCAAAGTTCCAGATAAAGAGAGTTTTTATGGAGAGATCCTCATATTTTTTGAGTACCTCAACCTTCTTTGCTCTCGAACGTTGCTTACTCACAAGTTCAAGAATCTCATGTACAAAAGGATTAGGTGGAAGTTCTTGTTTAGTCTTCATCGTGGTCTTCGTCGAGCTCATAATCGTTTTCAAATCGTACTGCTAAAATTTCATCGGGGAGGACATTACCATTCTCGTCAAACATCTCTGGGTGAGTCCAAACAGGTTGAGTTTGATATACATGCTCCTTTGCTAACCATCCTACCATACCTCCAACAAAAAACATAATTATAGAAACTAATGTTCCAATCGTGAGGGTTACTGCTAACATCTTCTGTCCTCCAGAGACTATTTCTTCCTGATATCCAGATAGAAATTCAGATGTAACACAATCTCTCTTCGGAAGAGAGAGACCATCTTACCGAACTTTACCTGGAAAGTTTTGGGCGGGTCTGGTTCCTTCCTCCTATTACGTAGTAATAATTCAAACCCACGATTAATGTGGGTAGTCTCATTATTTAGATTGCTTTTTTCGTCGCCCAGGTCGTCGATCATGACTATACCTCCGCGCATCTTCTAAGATGCTATACAAATAAGTTTTGATTTTTCGTGCCTGAGGTTTGGGAATATGCCCATAACCCTCACGCAATTGTTTGTGGTCATTATCTGTACCACCTTTGAGATACTCCTCAAGTTCTAATATAAGATCACTAAGTTCTACAGCAGTGGTGCTCTCAATGAAAGCATCTATCTCATGCTTTTTAATCTTTGTCGTTTTTAGATAGTCATAAAATTTTAAATTCATTCGACCATCAAAAGCATAATCAATAGCATGTTCAATTATATCATAGATGTCGATGAGATTTTGTTCCATTAGACCAGTTTTTGTTCTCTTAGATACTTAACAGTTTCAGTGCATCCACCAATAAGTGTATCATCTTTGACAACTCTTGGGAAGGTAGAACCTTGCCCAAACTTATCATAGAATTCCTCACGGGTGTAGTCCCTATTAAGTTTATATATTACATGCTTGATTTCTGCAAGTTGTAATACCTGCTGAACCTTAGTGCAATAAGGACATCCGTCCTTTGAATATATTGTAAATGTCATTGTTGTACCTGTTTCCAATCGTTATCAAAAATTTCCAGACCTTTGTCTGTGAGAATGTGATCATACATTTGATCAAATACCTTAGGTGGCATAGTGCAGATCTCAGCACCATTATACCATGAACGGATAGCTCTTTGCACATTACGGATAGATGCTGAAAGAACCTGAGTTCTAATACCATGAATACGATACAACTCAGAGATAGATCTAACAACCTCCAGACCTGCCACTGACTGGTCGTCTAAGCGTCCTACAAAGGGAGAAACATATGTTGCCCCTGCCTTTGCTGATAAGACTGCCTGAGCGGCACAGAAGATGAGTGTGACGTTGACCTTGATTCCTTGTTCGGACAATCGCTTACAAACAATCAATCCCTCACGAGTACAAGGAACCTTGATAGTAGCTACATCGCCAAACTTTTTGTATAGGCGAATTCCTTCATCATACATCTCAAGGTCAGATCCAATAACCTCCATGCTTATATCTTGTACCCCAATGTCTTTGATCTTCTGATAGACATCTTCTGGGTTTTTGCCACTCTTCATAATGAGAGTAGGATTAGTTGTGACACCATCAACTAATCCTGTTGAGAAATATTTTTCGATTACCTCAGTGTCTGCTGTGTCAAGAAAGATTTTCATTAATGGGCGAATTACTACGCCCATTATATATCAGGAATCCTCGCCTTTGTAAAGACCCTCAAGTCTCTCTCTTGTCAAATCAACATACATCAACTCTTCACCTGCTTCAGGTGCCTCAGGATGCTTTGGTTTAGGAGGAGTCCTCATCTCTATGTTAATAGATTGAATGTTAGCCCACATCATAGCGAATGCACCACCAGCAATGAGGGCGAAGCATGTGAAATAAAGAAAGACTTCAAAACTATTCATGCTTCCTGCAGAGATTGAACTGTGTTGTGAAGTTCTCCAACATCGCGGAGGCCTTCAACGCTGAACCAAGGGGCATTCGCCCAACTAAATCCTTCACCCATGGTGCTATCGGGTGCTGTGATATACCAATGACATGCTGTGTCTGGCACATCAACAGCACACTTAGACCAGTCGTCACTCCACTGTGGGACTTGTACCCACATCAGAGCAGCAAACATGATACTGAATAGTGATTTGATCATGTCTTATTAAGGGTAAAGGTTAGTTGTCGTTTTATGAGATGATCTATTGAGAAATTACCAGGACCACTGAGGACGATACATGCTGCACCTCCCCAGTAAATAACTAAGAGTTCTAATAAGTAGATATTAAATCCAGATGTAACTATAGCATGATAAATTGCGAATGATATCGTACCTAAGATTGCTAAGGCACCCAGACGAGTGCCAAGTCCAAAGATAACTAACCAACTCCCCACAATCTCAGAGAATGCTGCGATATATGAGGAGAAGATTGGAAAAGGAAGATGCAATGGTCTTACAAATGCATCCGCAAAGTTTTCAATGTTTTCTAGTTTCTCATATCCATGATGGATAAGCATAGTACCTATCGCTAAACGAAGTAATAAGAATCCTAGAGACTGAATCACAGTGCGTTACCACGAGGAAGAACTTCTTCTGGGAAGATAAAGTTCTCATGTGGTTGATCAGCAGGTGCCAACCAAGCACGTAGTCCTTCATTCAATAGGATGTTCTTAGTGTAGAACGTCTCGAACTCAGGATCTTCTGCTGCTCTAATCTCTTGACTCACGAAATCGTAAGCACGAAGATTAAGAGCAAGACCAATAATGCCAATAGAGGATGTCCAAAGACCCATAACAGGCACAAACAACATAAAGAAATGAAGCCAACGCTTGTTAGAAAACGCAATACCGAAGATCTGCGACCAGAAGCGGTTTGCAGTGACCATAGAATAAGTCTCTTCTTCTTGAGTTGAATCAAACGCCTTAAAGGTATTTGCTTGGTCTCCATCTTCATACAATGTATTCTCTACTGTAACACCATGGATTGCTGATAGCAATGCTCCTCCCAAGATACCTGCAACACCCATCATATGGAAGGGGTTGAGGGTCCAGTTATGGAAACCCTGAAGGAACAACAGGAATCTAAAGATTGCTGCTACCCCAAAGGAGGGAGCAAAGAACCATGAAGACTGGCCCAATGGATAAAGAAGAAAGACACTGACAAATACAGCGATAGGACCAGAAAACGCAATAGCATTGTAGGGACGGATACCAATCAGGCGAGCAAGTTCAAATTGCCTAAGCATGAAACCAATGAGAGCAAAGGCTCCGTGGAGTGCCACAAAATTCCAGAGTCCCCCAAGTTGGATCCAGCGGACGAAACTGCCCTGAGCCTCAGGACCCCAGAGAAGAAGAAGAGAATGACCCATAGCGTCAGCAGGCGTTGACACAGACGCTGTGAGAAAATTAGCACCTTCAAGATAGGAACTTGCC